CAGTATTAAGGATCATTCTCGTACTAGGCGATCCTCCTCCAATATTGTATTTGAAGTTTACATTGCCCGTGGCTCCCGAAGAATCCAAAATGAAGTCACAAGCCTCAGAACTTCCGTTTGTTCCATCCAACCTTAACTCTGACGCTTGGTCTGCACCGCTTACCCCTACGTGAATATCAGATGTTGGGGCTGACTGGTTTATGCCAACATTTCCATCACCACGAACGAGCATTAAACTCGTACCATTATTGTAAGCATTGTTGTTTGTTCTAACGTGGAGAACTTCTACGTCCGAACCATTGTTGACCGCTGAAATTACAGTCCCGTCATACTCTGAGTTGTTGCCTGAATTATGCAGCCACGCAACAGGAGTGTTAGCTGCACCAGAGCTACCTGATAAAGTAAAACGTCCAGTAGACGCTATAGTAACTGCATTGTTTAATTTTAAATCCCTAAAAGCCCCGGCCCCTCTGTCGTATGCCTGAACAAAGCCAGCAGATTCACCCGCACTCCAGCCCAATTCAACTCCATCGTCACCAGCAACATCACTGACACGCATATCTCCAGCGACGACATCTAATTTGAAACCTGATGTAACGCTTGTAGTCCCTAGCCCTAAATTAGAACCGCTCAACGTCATTTGCTGACCGTTGTTGGTGAAGAATTTTAACGTGGAATTTGTAGCCTCAATTCGCTCATGTGAGTCAGCCCATTGCAGTGAATATCCGTGGCTTAAATTTAGATGATTGTTTGTAATGGAAAGATTTCCACTAATGGTTGCCCCACTGGAGGTAGTCTCAAACTTTTTTACGTTGTTATAAAAAAGTTTTACACCCTCGTTCTGCCTAAACTCTAAACCTTTTTCTCCAGAAGTGTCTTCAATCTTGACGTAAGAAGAGCCAACTAATTTCAGCTCACCAGTTCCCACATCTTTGATATAGCTATTAGAACCATCATGGTAAATTTCTAAATCATTGCCATCACCTAGGAGCAACTTGTCGTTATCTTGTAGGTCTATAGATCCGTGACCCGTTATAGTCCCACTAAATGTAGCAGTGGTTCCAGACAGTGCGGCAAAAGTACAACTGCCAGCTACCGTTAAATTATTGTTTACGGTTACTGTTCCAGCAGCAGAGAGAGACATTTTAGTAGAGTTGTTTACTCTAAAATATATCTGCTGACCGCTTGCTGAATTTAAAAACGTAGCTCCAGCAGAACTTTGAATTAATGCGTAGTTCTCAGACCCACCAGCGTCTATGTGCGAAAATCCAGCGTAATCACCATGTCCGATGTATCCAACTTTTGCTCTACCAAAAACAGAGTAAGTGTCTGTGTCGTTTGAAACTTCTAATCGGCTATTGATAGCCACTCCATAGGAAGTCGTTTCAAATTTCTTTACCGAATCATGGAATAAAGAAACTGAACCATTCAAAACGCATTGAATATAATTCTCCTGACTCAACGAGCGGAGCGTCATTGTATTAGACTCTATCCGTAGATCAGCTTGACTGTCTTGGATGTAACTAACATTGCCACTGTTTTTTAAAGAGATTGTAGAACCGACAGTTACACCCTCGGAGGTAGTCTCAAACTTTTTTGTTCCATTATAAAACAACTCAGCGGCAGCATCTTTTAAAAACACAGCACCGTATTTTTGTCCACCGCTAAGAGAGATGTTTATATTACCCCCGTTT